TAATGCTAGACAGATTACCCGCAATGGCTCTGTCTTCACTGGTGGCGATTATCAAGCCGATACTAAGCACAATAAAGCGTGGAATGATTACGGGTGGCCTAGTGAACTAACCTTTTTCATGCACTGGAATATGTGGCGCAGAAATGCGGTAGCGGCTCAGGTCGTTGGATTGCCGGTTAAATTGTGCTGGCTAACCAAGCCATGTGTAAAAGAGTCAGACGAAAAGCACGACGAAACCGCATTCGAGAAAGAGTTTAAACGCACAGTTAAACGCCTGAAATTGTGGCAACGCATAAAAGGCGCTGATTTGCGTCAACGTGTTGGCCGTTATAGCGCGTTGGTTTGGACCGTAGCCGATGGTTTAACAATGGATAAGCCACTTGCCAAGGTTAATATAAGCCGCATTATCGATGTAAAGCCTGTATTTGAAGACCAGTTACAAGTCGCAACAGTTGAAGAAGACCAGAAAAGCCATCGATACGGGCAACCGGTCATGTATAGCTTGCAAGAGTCTGGGACTGGTAGCCGTTCAGAGCGTCAAAATAGATCGGGCCAAATACACTGGACTCGCGTCACTACATTTGCCGAAGGTGCTGACGATGGCACTATATACGGAATTCCAAGCCTTGAGGCGGTATTCAACGACCTAATTGATTGGGATAAAGTGAAAGGCTCAGGTGGTGAGGGTTTCTGGCGTGCTGCTGCTCAAAAGTTTGTATTAGAGGCGTCAAAAGAAAGCTCAGCCAATGCACCAAAAACAGAAGAACTCGACGCCCTAACGGATATGTTAACGGATATGTTCGCAGGGTTCGACACTATGCCCTATACCGGCGGGTGGAACCTTAAAAGCCTTGATACTTCAATGCCCAATCCTGATGGGTTCGTGGCTATTCTTGAAAAGTCGATTGCTGCAGGTAGCGGCATTCCTTCAAAAATATTATTCGGCTCACAGACAGGCGTTAAGGCAGGGGATGAAGACACCGGTCACTTTATGCGCTTGTTACAGTCGCGTAGAGAAAACGAAATTAGTGATTTTATTAATGACGTTCTTACGTGGTTAGGTGAGCATACAAGCTTAAAAATACCTGATGATGTACATGTTGAATGGGATGATTTAACAGCGCCAGGCGCATTGCAAAAAGCAGAATTAGCCAAAGCTATGTCTATGATCAACAAAGATGCCATAACGACCGGGCAAGATGCCCCATTCAAGCCTAATGAAATACGTGAAGAATTTGGGCACCAGCCTGACGACGATTTAAATGATTCTGAATTAGATGACTCTGAGCTAGACGAGCCAGAAGAAGATTTAGAGTTAGAAAATGCCGACAGTTAGCCTTGATCCTGCACAAACGGCAGGCATTAGACGTAGAGTAAACACCGAGTTTAAAAAGCGTTTATATGGCGCACAGCAAGAAGTTATTGCACTGGTTAACGCTATTCAAACAAAAGCAAAAGTGATACCTGATGCAATTCAGGTTAATAAGACCGTTTATGAATGGTTAATTGACTCATTTGGCCGCAAACAAGCAAATATTGAGATTGAAAGAATAATCAATCGCTGGCTGCAAACAAGCGGCAATGAGCGGGGCAACTTTTTTAGTTCTTATATTGAAGACAGTTACCGCAAAGGCTCGATCACCTCAGCCATGAGGGTTCAATTGTTAGCAGGTCAAGCTGGATATGAAGAATCATTACTTCAGCAATTAGAAGCGATTCAGGTAATTAACTCATTTGATTATCAGCAACGCTTAAACGTTCAATTTACTAATGCTTTTGCTGAAATGAAAGGTTTTAGCCAAAGTACAATAGATGATATATCAAGAGTAATATCAAGCGTTATCACTGGCGGTAAATCACCAAGACAGGCGCAGCGAGAGATTAAAAAGCGCTTTCATGTTGCTAATGCTAGGGCCGAGCGCATAGCACGCACAGAAGTAAACCGCAGTAATTCACTAGCACGCCTTGAACAGAACAAGCAGAGCCGTGATAAGTTAGGCATAAATGTTCAAATCGTGCATAGAAGCGCTTTGAAGTTCGATGCAACGCGCAAAACTCACGGTTTACGCCATGGCACTATTCACACAATAGAAGACCAAGCCGCTTGGTGGGATGAAGGCACAAACCGTATTAATTGCCTTTGTTCTAGTGCCGAAGTTGTTTTAAATAAAGAAGGCAAGCCGTTTGACGGCGGCCTAATTCCCAAGTTTGAAAGTCAACGCATAGCCCACTACGGGAAGTAATCCAAATGAAATCAATTAAAAAACTTGTCTGCAATCAAGCAGCCGAGCATAGATTTGTGCAAGTCGTAAATCAGGTTAATACCTCTATGATACGACGAGAGACAGCCGCAAACGGTGACAACCTAATCATTATACCTAGCTATACGCTACCTGATGACGTTGTGATGAACGGCGGCTTATATCCTAAGCACGAAATAGAAAACAGCTTTAAAACGCTTGAGGGTACGCCTGCACCTATCGGACACCCGATAGATGATGAAGGTAATTTTGCTCCTGCTCGCTCTGAGATTGGCATTGACCGTTTTCATGCTGGCGTATGGAACACAAACGTACAGCGTAAAGAAAACCGCATCTATGTTGAAAAGCGCATTAATGAGCGCGTAGCCATGCAGTCAGAAATAGGTAAGAAACTTATTGACCGGGTTAATAAGCTTTTAAGTGGTGAATCAGATCAACCCATCCATACAAGCGTAGGTGTCTTTTTAGAAATCAACGAAAAGCAAGGCATGATCAACAATCAGGAATATTCGTGGGTCGCTCAAAATATGGAGTTTGACCACGATGCAATATTGCTAGACGAAGAAGGTGCAGCCACACCAAAAGAAGGTGTTGGCATGATGGTAAACAAAGACAAAAAATTGGTCGTAAATCGCTTTGTATGTGACGAAGAAGGGCAATTGATAAACCCTGAAGACGTTATCAAAGCGATTAAAAACGATAAAAAAGGAATTTGGAGCAAGCTAATCGAGTTTGTCTCCAATATTGGCGGCAACGCTGAAAATGAAATCGGTCATGGTGGCCGTAACTCTGACGAAAAAGGTAAAGAGATGAAATTAGAAGACCTAATAAAGTCGCTTAGGGCCAACGGTGTAGAAATCGCTGAAAATGCGACTGAAGCACAAGTGACCGAAGCACTAAACAAACAGTTGGCCGCCAACAAAGCGACCGAAATCAAACCAGAAGTTGTTGAAACTCCTGATTTTGCTGCAATCGTAGCCAATGCAATTAGCCCATTAACTGAAAAGTTAAACGCTATTGAAGCTAAGCAGAATGCACAAGCCGATGCTGAAAAAGACCAGTTGATCGAAGCCCTAAAAGGTGACTTTGAAGAAGTTGAACTTAAAGCAATGAGCGTTAACACGTTACAGAAGTTGGCAGCCAAAAAAGAGCTACCCGCTTACCATTTTAACTCCGCATTTAAACCAAACGCTGGCAATGAACTTGCCTCGCTTGAAATGCCTAACGTAGAGGTGAAGTAATCATGGCTACCGATGGAAAAAGAAAAATCTTTACTGATGCCGTTGCGCCCGTTGCACACGAAGCAGCAGCAACCGCAGCCGTTCGCCCTGGTGCTTTAGTTGAGCAATCAGCGACAGGCGTAGCAGAGTCTAACGATGCTTCCACTGTGTTTGGTAAGCAAGCTTTGTTTGCTGACTATGACATTCTGGGCGCTGGCGATGTTGATACTAGCTATGCAATTGGTGAAAACGTCATTTTTCGTAAATTACCCGCAGACTGCACAGCTAATGTATTAGTTGCTGCATCATCTAACATCACAAGCAAAGGCGTTGGCCTAGCATCAAACGGTGCCGGTGTACTTAAAATCGCGGCGACAACTGGCGCTGACAAAATCATTGCTTACAGTGATGAAATCATTAACACAGGCGGTTCAATCACGCTTGTTAAAGTAAAAGGAGCATAACCCATGCTAATATTTAACCAAGCTTTGGCAAGGGGCGATGCAAGCAACTTGCGCAACATGAACATGCAATACCAAG